CGCGTCATGGGGCTGGAGCTGTTCATGCCCAAAACCACGGGCACGCAGACCGCCACCGGCAAGGCTATCGACAGCGCCGAGCAGAACAGTGTCGTCAAAACCACAGCGCTGTCGCTCAAGGACGCGATGGAGCAGGCGCTCGTCTACATGGCCAAGTGGGCAAAGCTCGGGGACAGCGGCGGCTCGCTGGTTGTCAACACCGACTATCTGACCTTCACCGGGCAGGCTGCGCAGGATATCACGGCGCTGCTCAATGCGCGTATGGCGGGCGAGATCAGCCGCACGACGTTCTGGAGCGAGATGAAGCGGCGCGGGTTCCTCGCCGACGACTTCGAAGTCGAAACCGAAGAGGAGCGTCTTGCCGAGGAGGCGCCGGGACTGGCGGGCGTCGGCATGTCTGATGATGACGAAAACGCTGAGGACGGCGAAGCCGAGGCGGCATAGTGCCCACTGCGAACGAGGAACTGGCCGACCTTTCAGTCCGGCACCAGGTTCAGATATTCCGTCTGTCATCGGGTGTTCTGCGCAAGCTGATCCCGCTGCTCAACCGGGCCGATCAAGAGATCATCGCCAAACTGGCCTCGCGCGGCGCAACGTTGGAAGGCAGCTTCACTTCAAAGCGGCTGGGAAGCCTGCTCGAATCCATCCGCGTTATCAACAGGGACGCACATACAGGGCTAGGCCGGGAACTGCGCAAGGAACTGCGCGATCTGGCCGCATATGAGGCGAGTTTTCAGGCCCGCATGATCTCGTCGGCATTGCCGATCCAATGGGATATCGTCTCGCCATCGGCTGAGATGCTGGACGCTGTTGTGAACGCCCAGCCATTTCAGGGCAAGCTTTTGAAAGATTGGGTGTCTGAGCTTGACGCATCGAAGTTTCGCCGGGTTCGTGATGCTGTCCGGCTCGGCATGATCGAGGGTCAGACCACAGATCAGATCGTTCGCCGCATCCGGGGCACAAGAGCGCTCCGGTACAAGGATGGGGTTATGGAGATCGGCCGGCGCGGAGCCGAGGCAATGGTCCGCACCGCTGTCTCGCACACGGCCAGCGCTGCTCGTGAAACGCTGTATCAGGCGAATTCGGACCTGATCGCCAAGGAAGTTTGGGTCGCAACGCTCGATACGCGGACTTGCCCGGTTTGCGGAAGTCTGGACGGGCAGGAATTTGAACTCGGCAAGGGGCCGAGATCGCCGGTTCATATCGGCTGCCGCTGTCTCAGGGCCCCTGTGACAAAGAGCTGGCGGGAACTGGGCTTCGATATCGATGAATTGCCGCCCGGAACGCGGGCCAGCATGAACGGCCAGGTTCCGGGCGACATGAGCTACGAACAATGGCTTCGCCGCCAGCCTGTATCTGTGCAGGACGATGCGCTGGGCAAATCGAAGGGGCAGTTGTTCCGCAAGGGAGAATTGCCGCTCGACAAGTTCCGGCAGGGCAATGAGGAATTGACGCTCGATCAGTTGCGGGCGAAGGAAGCCGAGGCATTTACAAAGGCGGGGCTTGCCGCATAATAGGCCGCGTGAAATCCGACTTCCGACCGCGCTCGCATCTCAAATCCGTTCCCGGCGACCGGGACAAACCCCGCGCATGGAAGCGCAAGGGGCTGGACGAAGCTGAACAGATCACATGCCCTCAGTGCCTTGCTGACATCGGAATTGAAACAAGCGCGACGGTGGAGATGACAGCCGCCCCGCGCCGCAGTCCATCCGGCAAGAAAACCGGCGGGACGAAAGTGCACGTCTGTGTTTACTGCCTATCCAGAGGGCGAATAACGAAGCTTTTTCCTTAGAGGCGTGGTATAAAAATCGGGCCTCAAACGGTGGTTGCACACCGTGAGGCCCTGACCACAAACGAACGTAGGATGTTCGAGATGGCTACGCAAAGCGCTAGCATTATCCCTGAGCGTGTCAAGGATATCAGGGGGAAGCGTTTCGGGCGACTAACCGTCCTTGCCTTTGAAGGCCCTCACATCTGGGGCGTGAAGACCCGCTGGCTATGCCGATGTGATTGCGGTGCCGAAACCGTAGTCGCCGTCGATCAGCTAAATCGAGGCCGGACCAAAAGCTGTGGATGCATTCGCATAGAAGAGACGTCCAAGCGTTTCGGCGGCGTTGGCGGCAAGGGCCACCCTCGCGGTTACGAGGGCGTTTCCTACAAGGCTATGGTTCACAGATGCACCAATCCCAATAGGGAGCAGTACCGGCGCTATGGCGGTCGCGGAATTAAGGTGTGTGATCGGTGGCTACATGGAAATGGCCATCGCTCGGGTTTTGAGTGCTTTCTAGCGGACATGGGGCCTCGACCACCGGGGAAAACTATCGACCGGATCGACAATGACGGGGACTATGAACCGAGCAATTGTCGATGGGCGACAGCCTTAGAGCAAAGACACAATCGAAGTGACAGGGCGCGATAGGCGCCCTTTTTCGTGCCCGATCCCAGATAGGTGACGGCGAACCGGCGCGGATGCGTCAACAGCAGGGCGGATGCCCAAAGGACCACCGATGAAACTCAAACTCGATGAGGAAGGCCATGTGGTCGTTGAAGACGGCAAGCCCGTCTATATCCACGACGATGGCAAAGAGCTGGCTTTCGACGCGGCGTCGACGGTTACGACGATCTCGCGCCTGAACGGCGAGGCAAAGGGCCACCGCGAGGCCAAGGAAGCCGCCGAGGCCAAGCTGAAGGAATTCGAGGGCATCGAAGACCCGAAGGCAGCAAAGGATGCACTCGGCAAGCTCGCTGCGCTCAAGGACAAGGATTTGGTCGACGCCGGCAAGGTCGAAGAGATCAGGGCTGCCGCCATCAAGGCCAAGGACGATGAATACAAACCAGTAGTCGAAGAGCGCGACAAGCTGCGCTCCGAGCTGAACGATACCGTGATCGGCGGCGCGTTCGACCGGTCGAAGTTCATCGAAGAAAAGGTCGCGGTGCCGCGCCATCTCCTGCGCTCGACCTATGGGCAGAACTTCAAGCGCGAGGACGGCAAACTGGTTGGCTACGACGCCAACGGCAACAAGATTTATTCCCGGGCCAAGCCGGGCGAGGTCGCGGAATTCGATGAAGCCATCGAGCTGCTGATCAATGCCGATCCCTACAAGGATCAGATGCTCAAGGGCAGCGGTGGGTCGGGCTCTGGCGCGAAGAACGGCAACGGTTCCGGCGACAATGGGGCAAAGACCATGCCCCGAGAACAATTCCTGAAATTGCCGCCCGCTGAACAGGCCGCAAAGGTCAAGGACGGCTTTCAGGTGACAGACGCGGCCTAGCCGCAAGACTAAATGCCGAACCTCGGATGGGGCGAAGCGTGCGGGCCGGATGGCTCATTGAAATTGGCGGGCCATCCGCCGAACCAATCAACTCATTCGAAAGGCTGCTATTATGGCTGCTCTTACTCTGACTTCCCTGATCCCCACGATCTACAACGCCATGGATACCGTTTCGCGTGAGCAGACGGGCTTCATCCGTGCCGTGGGCCGCGATTCCGGTGCTGAACGCGCCGCGAAGAACGAAACTGTCATGTCTCCCGTTGTCGGCGAGATGGCGGCAGAAGAACTGAACGTTGGCGCGACTGCTGCGGACACCCCCGCACAGACCATTGGCAACGTGCAGATGACCATCAGCAAGACCCGCTCGGTGCCCTTCGGTATCACTGGCGAAGAAACGCTCGGCCTCAACAATGCCGGGACGCTCGGGACCATCAATGCCGGACGCATCGCTCAGGCGATTCGCACTCTGACCAACGAGGTTGAGGCCGATCTTGCCGCGCTGCATATCAACGCTTCGCGTGCTTACGGAACCGCGACGGGAACACCGTTCGGAACCGCGAATGATCTCAGCGACTTCGCGGCTGCCAAGCAGATTCTCGAGGAGAATGGTGCTCCGCAGTCCGATCTGCACATGGTGCTCGGATCGACTTCCGTTGGCCGTATTCGCGGCAAGCAGTCGAGCCTGTTCAAAGTGAACGAGGCGGGCAGCGAGGAATTGCTGCGCACCGGCTCGCTTGGAACCGTGCAGGACTTCGCCCTTCACTATTCGGGGCAGGTCAAGACGGCGGTTGTCGCGGGCACCAACTCGTCCGGGCAGACCGATGCCACAGGCTATGCGGTTGGAACGACCGAGATCACGATGGACGATGCCGGTACGGGCACGATCATTGCCGGTGACATCATCACCTTCGCTGGCGATACCAACAAGTATCTGGTCGTGCAGGGTGATGCCAACGTTGCTACTGGCGCCGGTACTCTGATCATTGCCGAACCCGGTCTCAAGGTCGCCATGTCGGCTGCGAACAAGGTCATCACCACCATCGCCGCAACGACCCGCAATATGTTCTTCTATCGCGGGGCGATTCAGCTC